CTCCCAGCCAACGCAGAACAGGCCGCCGCCCGCCAGGTTGGCCGCGTAATACAGGTTCGTGCTCTCCAAGATAAAATCTTTGTTCACCACGTTGGTTGTCGTCGCGTTGACCGTCACCGGGGGAGGATTGGTTGTTGAGGACATGGGGCCGTACGAGTTGTTTTGCGCTGCGACCGCGTACCCGTTGCCGCCGTTGATGAGCGCCACTGCAATCTTGATCGCCGTGGCGGGAACAAAATTATTGACGGGCACGGCGATCCATGTCGGCGTCGTGACTTCGCCCTGGGCCCCAGAAATCATCTGCCGCATGGCCGCGAGGTTTGACCCGGCTGCCACGCGATAATGCACCAACTTGCCGACCTGCACGAAGCCAAGCGGGTACTTATTGGCCGTGCCATCGGTGCGAATCCAGCCGATGCGCGCCTTGTAGGTGTAGCCGAGCGGCATTGTGGGGGCCGTGGCGGAGAGGGAAAGCAAGAGGGCCGTGGTCCCGTCTTCCTTGGCGATGATGAAGACCGCATACCATGTGCTGGCGGCTATTGCCCCGGTGTCGAGTCCGCCAGCACCAGCCGCCGCCGTTGAAGCAGAGAGAGCCAAACCGGAGCAGAGCTTTGCCACTCCGGCACTTTTGAGGACGAGCTCGTCCGCCGTCATGGAGACCAGCGCGGAAAGGCCGGTGGCGCTCAAGGCGAGATTGCGCGCAGCCCCGATGATGGAGGCCGATGCGGTAACGGTGGGATTGCCCAGCATCCATTTGTCCAGCGTGGCGTCATAGGTGAGCGCCAGCCAGTGCCCGGCCCCGGCGATGGCCCCAACGGCCAGGGCCGCGCCCGCCGGACCGACGATGCCCTTGGCCCCGGTGGCCGTGGCCCCGAGTGTGAGGTTGAGCGTCGGCGTAGTGGTGGCGTTGGCGGCGGCAGCGCGCACAAGCACGCTCATCCCGTTCACCAGGGCCGTCTGCGGGGTGGGCACCGTGGCAGTGAGGGCGTCCGCCGTGCCTGCGGCCAGGGCAACGCGGCCCGTGCCGCTCAACGCTGCCGCCGCCACGTCCGCCGGGGTCATGGCCGTGGCGGTGTCCGTGCCCGCAAGGGCCTGGGCCAGCGTGGCCAGCTTGAGAATGCCCGCAACGGTCTCGCTGGCGGCGCTCACGGTCACGGCGTTGGCGGCAATGAGTTCCGTGATGGCCAGCTTCAGCTGGGTGTCATCCGTGGGATTGGGGGTAATCCCGGCGGCCTTGATGACGTTGAGCAGCTCCTCCTGCACCATGTTGTACCAGTCCTGGCCGGGCACGGTGGCCGGAATGGCCGCCACGGCGTCGCCCTTGATGAAATAGCCAGGCGTGCCGCTTTCGCTATAGGCGGGCTTGCTGGTGACGGCGGTTGCTGTCTTGACGCGCTGCATGATTGCCTCCTGATTGCCGTGGCTACTCGCCGTAGGCGAAAATAACGTGGGTGTGTGCGGGCTTCAGCCGGTTGATGACACATTCCAGCGCCGCGTTGCCCCAGCTGGACAAGGGGTCCTCGCACCCGCTTTCGCAGGTGTTCTCGCGGATGGTGACTTCGGGACCGCGCACCGTCCAAACGAAGCGCCAGGGCTCCTCGTAAATGGGCTGGTCACACGCGGTTTCACAGGTGAACACGTGGTGCTCCTCAATGGTGATCTCGTAGCCCAGGGCCTTGGCCACGCCGATGAAGTAGGCCCGGCTTTGTCCGCCGCGCTGGCGCACCTTGGAAAGGGCGGCGGCTATGCGTTCGGCCTGGGTCTGGGCGTAGCCGCCCGCGCAGGTGTCGGGCAGGCCCAGCACGCGCTCCCAATCCGCCAGCCACAGACCGTCCGCCCCGGACGGGCTTATGCCCTCGGCCGCCACCAGGAACGAGGCATGGGCCGCGTCCAACGCCGCGCCCTCGGCCGCCAGGCTGGCCGCCAGCACGGGGTCCGTGGCCTCATAGGGCTTGGGCAGCAGCAGCGTCAGCAGTTCGGCGTGCCCGTTCATGCGAGCAGCTCCACGGAGACCACGCCCAGGCGCGGCCATTCGACCGCCCCGGCCGCCACGTTGGCCGCCGGGCTTGTCACCTGGCGGTCGACCACGCCGTCCACGCCGCTGATCGCCGTCTCGATGCGCGAAAGATAGGCCGTGTCGCCCGGCTCCAGGGTGGCGAAGTACACGCCCAGGGCGGTCTCAATAGCCGTTTGCGCCTGGGCCAGGGTGAGGCCGGACAAGCGCACTTTAACGGACACAGCGACCGCCACCAGGCTGGGGGCCAACACCAGAAAGTCCGCCGCGCAGACGGGCCGCACGCTGTCCAGATACGCGGTGCAGACGGCCAGAATCGCGGCCGAGGGCAGGCCGTCGGCCGAGGTGATGCACACGTCCACAGTGCCCAGGCCGCGCCGCAGGGGGAACACATAAGCCTCGGTCACGCCGTCCACGGCAAGCGCCCAGCGTCGCCAATCGGTCTTGTTACCTCCGGCGGGCGGGTTTTGCAGCACGTCGAGCAGCCGGGCCAAAAGCTCGGCGTCGGTCTCAACATCCGTGCCGCCCGTGGTGGCGGTGGCCAGGCCGGCCACGCCCTGCACGCCCGAAGGCGCGCTGGTGCAGGTGAGCGCGGTGCCGCTGGCCAGGTTGGAATCCTTGCCCGTGGCGCTGGCCTGCACGGCCACAACGGCGGTGCCCCCCGCGCCGCCTACTATGGGGCTAATCAGCCCGGCTTCCGTGGTGACGAAGGCCAGCCCGGCCACGGTCTTCACCTCCGTGCCAACGGCGATGGCCGCGCCCGCCGTGCCCGCAAAGGTGGCCGTGCCCTGGGCTGCGGTGGCGCGCTTGCGGGTCAGGCCATGCAGGGCGGCGTGTTTTTCGAGGTATTCCGAGTCCGCCGTGTCGGGGAAAATCTGCCGGGCGATGTACGCCTGGTGCTGGTACAGGCCCTCCACCGTGGCGGCCACGGCTCCGGCGCGCATGCCGAAGTCCGAGTCCGTGGCCACGGCCGCGTCGGGCAGCTGGCTCTGCATATCGCGCAGGATGGCGGCCTTGATGTCCGCGTATTCCGGGGTGATGAAGCTCATTACATGACCCTCACATGGTGATTAAACAGGTGTTCGCGTCCGCCCGCGTCGGTGACGCGCACGGCCAGGCGCAGCCAGCCGTCGTGCTGGCGCTCCGTCTCCACGGCGATGGCCTGGGCGCGGCCGTCATCCAACAGCGGCTGCAAGGCCTGCTCGCTGTATTGCTTGGCCAGGACGGCCACGCGTTCCAGGTCCTTTTCGCGCTCCAGCTCGTGCAGGCGCGAGCCAAGCGTGGCGTCCGCCCAATAGCTGCCCAGCGGCGTCATAAGGCGCAGAAATACCGCGTTGGCCAAACCGCGCGCGGGGTCCTGGGTCAGGCTGCCGTCGGTCAGCGTGTAGCCGCCGGTTGTGGGGTCGAGGAATGCGTCCGCCATGCCGCCACACTAGTGGCGGCGCGGGGAGAAAACAGGAGGAAGGGGTTCAGTAGGGGGAGGACTTGTCCGGTCCGTTAAAATGTAATATCTGTTTCGGTATTATACTGGGGAGGGGCAATGAGCGAGGAAAGCTTTTGGGCTTGGTGCCCTACGTGCAAAGATTATAAATCATGTACGATTTGTTATTCCCACGAGGTTGACGTTTCAAATCCGAACTATGACGGTAAAGAAATTTACCACGCGTTAAGATGTGGAGGATGTACAACAAATTTTTACATGACGAGATGTGTAGAGTATTCTCCTGATGGAGCTGATGAGAGTCATACTGACCACTGCTACCCGAATACTGTAATCGAGCATATCCGGCATCCGTTTCATTGGTTTGACTTCAATAACAATACCCAAGAAATCACAGACCTAATTAATGAAATCAATACTGCGATAACATTCAAGCTTTTCAGAATTGCGGCAATGGGCATTCGCACATTGGTAATGCAAATAGTAAACAAAGCAACAGGCTCTAACTTTGACAAATTTGGACCTTGCCTAGCATATTTAGAGCAAAACAATCATGTCACGCCAGATCAACGTAACATGCTTGAACAATCAGTAGAGCTTGGCCATAGTGCAGTCCACAGGAATCATTCTCCAACTCAGCAGCAAGTTGAAGCTGCTGTTAGCATAGTGAATGCGTTTTCTACTCTTTTGATACAGATAAAGCGTGCTGCTGGAATTATTGAAACAGGTATCCCTCAGCATACAGCAAAGAAGAAACGCCCGGTCGCTATTGCGGCTCCCCCGTCACCCCGCCGCTATCCCCAGGGTGGGTGTGGTGCTCCAGGCTCACGCCGCCCGCCACGTGGTCCGCGTCGGAAGAGATAGCCCCCGTGGTGTGCAGGCTGCCGGTGAAGGTGGCTGCCGCATCGCCGCCGCCCGTGCCCACCATGGAGAGCGCGGGCGTCTCGAAGATGACCTGCTCGCTGGCCTTGACGTGGTATGTCTTGGTCTCCACTTCGATGCGCTCTTTCTTGAGATGCACCTTGTCTCCCCACATGTTGTAAAGGCAGGCCTCGCCGCTGGCCACGTCCACGCGGTAGCTCCCGTTCTCCGTGGCGATGATGACGCTGTGCGCGGTGCTGCCGCCCAGGGGCAGAATGATGAGCTGCGTCCCGGCCGGTGGGCCGCTGGTAAAGCCGAACTGCTGCACCAGCTCCGCCGCTTGTATGGTCTCGCCTGCCAAGGCTTCGGCCTGGACCAGCTGCACGGCCGCGCCTTTGGAAAGGACGGACAAGGTGGCGCGGTAGGCAAGGCGAATGCCCGCCAGCCTGCGGTCCACGTAGCGCATCACGTCACGAATCATAAGTCGACGATCTCCCCGGCACCGGCCTTGGCCTTGTACTTGTGCCGCTTGTGGTGGCCCACGTCCGGCTGCCACAGGCCGTCCGGCTTGAGGGTCAGCTCCGTGGTTTGGCCCGTGCCGAGCCCGCACAGGAACACGCGCCGCATAAGATAGAACACGCCGTCGATGCCGTGGGGCTCGGAGAGCACGCGCACGCGCTGGCCAGGCGTCCACAAGGGAGCGCCCGCCGCGCCAAGGACG